TACCGGCACAATCGACAATATTATAATTACTGATAGCATTGGTTACAGTACCAGTAGATGTTCTGCTGCTGTTAGTTGTAGCAGACCAGGCATTGACATTGTCGCCATCATTACCCTGAGGGCTGCCCTGAGCTAATGCTGTCCACTCTGACATTGATGCCATCCGCTTATCTACCTTCACAAACCTCTCTGCAAAACTGTACCAGCTTAAGCCCTCAGTACCGGTAATAGGTGTTGCATTATATTTTGATTCAACACCACCGTTACCATCATCAGATGCTAGATAAATATCAACCCAAAGGTTGCCGACCTTAGCCATCCCCTCAGGGGAGCACTTTGGACGATTAACAAGGTCCCAGACTGAGTTAGGTACAATACTTTCTGATACATCAGAAGCTGTTGAACTGTTCCTTACTCGTCCATAATGGAAGCCACCAATCTTCCTGGTATTATCAGCGCTGGGTGTAACTCCGGAAGGTATTGCATCTGGATGAGTAGAGTTAGCTGAAAGCACAAAATCTGGCTCAATACCACTTGCTGGTTGACAGGCATAGATATAATAATCAGTACCCATCGCAAAACTAGAAAAACTGCCATCATTATCTGCGGCAGTTAGTGCTGATGCTGATTCAACTTTTAAGTTTTGCCTATTAATTCTTAATGCCAAGGCCGGGATGTCTACTCCCTGGACTCCTGCTGTCTTTTCTATATTTCCCTCTGCATTATAAAAAGCAGGACTATCTACTCCTACTACACTTAGCATAAGTCAATCACCTCTTGGACTTCTTCAATTGTGAAACCTAATCGAAATATTTTTCCATTGGGATTATCAACAAGTTTAAACTGCACTATCTTTTCTGTTCCCTCTTCTTCCTGAGTCATAACCTTGTACTCGGGGACCGGGCCAGTACGTTCACTTTCTGCTGCAAGTTCTTTGTCGAACTTATACTTTTCAGCTGTATTAAGCAGTCCCTGGTATGCTCTTTTGACTTTTTCAGTGTAGCCAAAGTCGCTGACTATATTTTCATAATCTTGTCTTGAATTAAGTACTTTCGGAAATCCTCTCATATTATCTAACCTCCATTGCTAACGATCCATCTATCATTTTAAACTCGTATATATCGCCTGTCACATCATCAATTATATTGTTTTCTGGGTTTGAGCCTTCCGGGCCAGCTTTCACAAGCCCATATTCGACTTTTTGGATTGTCGCATCTATTACGGTGTCAAACAGCACTATAGTTGTTTCATCATTAACGCCATCATAACTCGCTGATTCCACAGCTGAATAAACCAAGCTTGCGTCTAGAGTCGCTTTAATTTTTCTATTAGTGACGAATGTATCTGTATAGTCACCAAGCACTGTGAAAGTATCAGCGCTTACATAAGTTGCAGTTAATGTGCTGTCAATCCATTCAGTCATATTTTCAGCAAGGTCAGATTTGATTGTTCCGTCTTCATTAAGAGCAACTTCCAGACGCTCCCAAAGAGTGTTTTTTGTTCCTCTTGAAACTCTTAAATCCTTAATATATGGATTATATTCATTTTGCAGCACCCATTCTGTTCCATTCCAAAACTTCATCTTTGCGTCCGTCCAGCCTTCAGAAATATCTAACCAGGGCATCCCCTGATAAGTATCAACAGGTGCTGTTTCTCCTGCAAATTGAGTTACAATAGCTAAAAAGTTGCCATATAAAACTTGTTTAAGACCGGGCCCATTAGCATCAAGCCCATCTTTATTTGTCGTTCTTATATCAAAATCTTGAGACATGTCATCACTCCTTTAATATCCTTCGATTATAATCTTTTCTGCAGTTCCTCCAACATCGTTATTATTAATGTCTTTGATTACTACATCTACACTATCTATAGTTTTGTTTTGAAAATCAGCATATTTCATTGTTGATCCATCCTGTAGCAAGTAATAATTATACCCTCTAGGAATTTCATAATATTCTATTCCGTAATCGCTGTAATTAATTGTTGTTCCACCTACTGGTACTGACAGATTATCAATTTCTAGCTCTAAGTCAGGAACATCAAAAAACTGTTTAATTTCATTAAGCTCAAATTCAGCAGTTTCTGTCTCCAACTGAAAAGTAAATTTAAACTGACAGTATCTAAATTTGTATTCTCCGGTCATGTATGTTTGCCAGTCTGACCATTCCACATTATCATCAGAAAATCTAACATATGTTTCAGTCTCATAAATAGCAGGCGGATTGTCTAAACTATTATTAGGAAAATCATCAAGTCCGCGATTAGGAAAACTCAGCAAACTTAATCCTAAGTCTTGGAAAAACCAATCTTTTTTGAGCCTTATATCTGTCCTTCCAATTCTGACTGTATCGATAATTTCTGTCATATATTCAGCACTAAAGTCATAATCAGGCAGCCCCTTTGCAAAAGCAGGAATATCAGGCCAATCGTCAAGATTATAGCCGGCTAAGTCTTCTAAATTATACATGTGGAAAAATGCTATCTTGCCGTTAATATTGTCTATATTATCTAGTGTTGCATTGTCTATATAATCAAGTTCATTTCTTTCGATAATTATGTTAAGCTCCTGGCCGGTCCCAGAAACTTCAAAAATTGTAGAAGTAAAGCTGCTTGAATACTGCCTTACTCTATCAATTGTCTTAATCATATACATATGAGTTCCGTCAATTTCGTTCTCAGATGTCCATCTATCTCCAGTAAGTTTAGTCCCCAGAACTTCCCCATTATCCCAGTCTGTTCCTTTTCTAATTTCATAACCTAAGACATCTGGCTCATCTACTTCCTGCCACTTGAATATTAGTTTTGCACCTTTTTGAGCGACTTGGAAATTGCCAGGCGCTGCAGGTTTATTATCTTTACCTGATATAACTATTTTTCTTGAAGTAACTCCAGAACTTGTAATACCTCTATATTTTGAAACTGTCCGGACTCTTACAATATAATGAGAATTAACTTTTAAATTAGATATTTCAAAGCTGTCAGCTTCTGTTTCTCCGGCTATTCTATAACTTTTACCATCTTCTGAATAATCAATTACTGCATGATCAACTCTTTCATCATCAGGAATATCAAAATCTACGATTAAATTACTGATTAAATTCCCATCCATGGTAGTATAACCGTATTCAGAAACAGAAAGATTATTTACTTCATTAGGAGCTTCAAAAGGATTCTTAAATTCAGAGCCGTAATTCTCCTGCTGCACAACTCCATCATCAGTATAAATAGATTCATTATATTCAAGAGCAGTAATAGTCATATTATGATCTTCGGCTTCTTCTATTTCCATAATTCGGAAAGGTTTATCAACCCAACCTGGTCTTTTATGGGTAACTAATATTTTATCGCCGACTTCTGCTTCAATATCTTTTATGCTTGCTCCAAAACTGATTATTTGAGTGCAAAACTTTGATTTCTTTTGATAATATCTAGCTTCTCGCCCTGCTTGACTAAAACGATTAATACCATTAAGAGTTATGGTTTTAATCGATTCTCCAGGAACACTATTATCAATAAATCTCGCTCCAATAGTTTCAAAATTTTCAGCTGGATCTGTATATTCAACGACTACTTCTCTAAGTCTTTCTTTGCGTGATGTTCCGCGCCTTGCGAAACTACCAGAAATAATATTGTCGGTTTCTTCATTATCAGAATATACAAAGCTTTGAGTTGCTACATCTGGCTTATCAATTTTGAGAATTAATTTACCATTTGATTTGCATAAAAATGCTCTGAAAGTTGATAGCATTTCATTTAATATATCCAACGCTGAACTTTTAGCGTCAATAACAAAATCTAATTCAAATCTTTTTTCTCCATCGACAAGCTGATCAGCATATTCTGCAGCTTCTTTGAAACTTTCTAAATCAATAAAAGCATCAGAAACACCAAAACCAAATCTCATTTTGCTTATAAAATCTAAAACACACCACGCGGGATTATTACTATATTTAGTAACCCAACTGCTGCCAGTCCAAACTCTTACATGCCTACCCTTGATTATTGCGGTCATAGTTGGAGTTCCTGATGTTTCTAATTTATTAGCGTCAAGAGTTGTCGAATAGTGGGCAAGGAAAGGGAATGTTTGACCGCGTTCATTTTTCGACCAGGCAGATTGTTTTCTGTAACCTAATTTGGTTTCTGCGTTAATTGTTTTATCGTCAGCTTTAATTTTTTTTATTGATTCAATCGGGCCTTCTGAAATTCCAACTTGAAGATCCATTAAATTATCATTTTCACCGCGTATTTTTTGATTGATTATGTTTCCTGCAACAAGATTTTCGCCATAGACAACCGGTACTGGTATCTGATGACTTTTAGTATTGCTTATCGGTCCGAATGAATATGTTGGCGAATTCTTTGATTGGTTCATGCTTTCTTGAAATTCTTTTGCTTCTTTATAGTTGTCATAAGAATTACCCACACTAAAACCAATCATCGCTCCAGCTGCTACTGTAACTCCCGTAACAGTACTAGCTGCTGCAGCTCCTGCTGCTATTCCGACTAATGCTCCTACTCCCATTTCCTCACCTCACTCTCCATATACTATGCAATCGTTTTTCCCATTTTGAAAATTTACTAATTCTCGCTTTTGAGTTGTCAAAAATATGAATAAATTTATAATCATTAATCAAAACGCCGGCATGTCTTGGAATTCCACCAACTAAAAAAACAACCACATCTAAGGGTTGCTTGTTTTTGATATCTACTTGATCACAATATAAACTCAATCCATTCGGCAGTCTGTTTTTATCTTTTACTATCCAATCAGATTCTATAATGCTGCCATCAGTATCTGGCAAAATAATTCCGTTATCAGCTAAAACATCAACAACTAATCCTAAACAGTCATAACCTTCTTTACCCCGGCCATTAAACTTATATTCTTTGCCTAAGTACTTTTCTAGCTCCATTAATCAACACGCCTTACATTTCTAATTTTCGGAATGTCTAAGAAACCGCCATAAAACTGAGTGTTATTCCAGTATTTACACCCATGACCACCGTTATAGGTTAAATCACAGCCGGCTTCTAAATGATAACTGTCGCCCGCCTGAGCATTTTGAAAAGGATATTCAACATCTACAAAACCACTTGCAGAATAAATTATTTTTCTGCTTTCATTTCCAACCTTTATAATTCCATGTTTCCAGCGATCAGCCGGCTGATTCATTGCACTATCATATATTCTGTTATTAGATATGCTGTCAATGGTCCCATTTAAAGTTGGGATATTGTAACCGCAACCTTCTCCACCAAATCCACCAGGCCATCTGCAATTAACCCCGTAACTTCTGCGAGGTAATTCGACTTCTAAAGCATCAAGATTAGACACAAGCTCAGCAGTTAAATTATATTCATCAGTTGAAATTGAATCGATAACTGAGTCAGTGAACATTTCTATTTTGTTTTCAAATTTGTCTAAGTGATTTCGAAATACTTTCCAGATCGTTACTTTTCTACCCTCGAATTGAGTATTAGCAATATAGGCCGAAAAGTTTTTATTGACATTATCAAAGGTGACTGTCACACTATCTGGAGCTGTCTTGTTATTCTTTTTGATTTTGCTTCTACTGATACTTGCTGCATAATAGGTTTGTTCATTCCCCTGCTCATCAAAAAACGCTATATTCTCAGGGAACATAGCGTAGTACAAAGTTTCTTCATCTAATTTTATTTGATATAGTTCTATCGGCCAGTTATAATCTTTATCTTTTTCTGCAATTACATCAGGGCTGAGAGTTCGGGGCATTTAAACCAGCTCCTTTAATTCAATTGAAAATGAGTGAGCTTTATTGTCATATACTTCATCGCTTAATTTAGACTGGTTGAATCTAACTTTTATGTCAGACTCAATTATGTTTCCTTCTGAGTCTTTATAATCCCAGAGAAAAGGTTCATATTCGCCCTTTCTGGCATAGAAAAAGTTTGCTATTTCTTCTGCATCATTGTTATAATTGCTTGTTTTGTCAAATTCTAGTTTGAACACTCTGAAAGGCAAACCTTTGGGGCGCCTCTGTTCTCTACCGCCTTCCATTTTGGTGATAAGAGTATTGGTGTTAATATCAACAACCCATGCTTTTTTGTACTTGTAATCAAATTTTTCCAAAAGCTCACCTCCTTAAGATTTTTTAATAGCTTGTCTAAGAGTTCCATTTCTCATAATATCTCGGCCTACAACATTGATAATTGCATCCGGATTTCTACTAACATATTCAGCAAATGATTGAGTATCAATGGCAGTAATGTCGAATATATTTATTGGCGCTGAACCACCACCATTTTGTAATCCTTTTACCTGGTCTTTATTTAGCACATATTCGCCATTTTCTAAAATTGCAGGCACTTCATTACTTTTAAGGCCGATTCCTCCACCTTCGTGATACCTCTGCATTTTTGCAATAGCATTAGCTGGGCTAACAAAACCTCCTTCATGGAAGGTTGGAAGATTTAAACCGCCTAAAGCATAATTAACTATAGGGCCAACAACAGCTTTTTGTAATACCATTGAAGCAATTTGATCAGCTATATTGTCGAATACATCTCCTAAGTCTTCGCCTCTAGCTATTGCATCTGATAAGCCAGTTATTAAATCATCTTTCCAATCAACAAATTTCTGGTTAGCTTCTTCGATTTCTAGTCCTAAATCAACAAAAGCATCAGTCATCCAGTTGATAGATTTGGCTCCTTCTTTTGAATCGCTTTCTCCAGTATAGCCAGTAGCTGCATTTCTTCCCATTCTTCCGAGATTGGCAAGATTAGTTGAAAAGTCATTAGGATCGCTTTCTGCTTTTAATGTTTCATTTATTTTTTCTCTAATTCGCCGCCATTCATCAGTGTCTTTTTCATATTGTTTTAGACGCTCTCTTAAATATTTTCGATATTGAGTTTCAGATATTTTACCCATTTCAAAGCGGTTTTCCATTTTCTCTCTTTCAAGTTGAAGTTCTTTTTTATTATATTTTTCAATAATATCTAATCTTTTTTCTCGATAAATTTTTGTGAGAGTGGCTGTATCCTGGCCTTTTTCCTGCATCAATTCTTTTTCAGCTTCATACTGCTGCTCTAATTGAGCAAGTTCTCTTTCTTTACCATCTTTTTTGAGAAGCTCAAGCTCATTTTGCAATTGTTCTTCCCTTTCAATAGCAGCCTCTTTGCGGCGCTCTGCTTCCTCTTCTTCCTGTTCGTTAACTTCTTCAAGATAATCTTTATACTGGTTATTGTAGAATTGCTCAACCATTTCTTTTAATTTTTCTTTTTGTTCAGCTGTTGCATCTTTGAGATTATCAATTCTTTCAAATTCACCATACATTTTATTTTCTAATTTAGCCCAGGCTTTTTCTGAGTCATTAGACATATTTTCTACTTCTTGCTCAAAATTATATGATTCTATTTCAGCTCTTAATTCATCAATGTAATTTTTGTAATCGCTTTGATCAGATGTTGAACCTCCGCCACCGCCACCAGATAAATCTACTTCTTCTAATTCATTGTTAGTTTCTTCAATTTCTTGCAAAGCCTTTTCAGTCTCATCTAAATCTTTTTTTAGATTATTCAATCTGTTTTGTGATTCGCTTATAGAATATTTTTCACCTATTATGGAATCTTCGCTTGCCCCATTTCTGCGAGCCTCTAATCTCCGTTCTTCTTTTTGGATGTCAGATTCAAGTAGGTCTTTTCTTCTTTTAAGTTCGGCTTCGTTTAGCGATTTAACATTTCGCTCCATAAATTTAAGCTGCTTGTTTCCCTCGTAAATTCTTTTTGCAAGAAGGCCAAAGCCTACTATAACAGCTCCGCCGATCATATAAGGATTTAAAGCTGCAGTTAATCCGCCGGCTCCGTTAATTACATTTGTTAAAGAGCTCAATGTAAGAGATAAGTTTCCGGTAATGCTTAATACTGGTCCTAAAGCAGCCGCCACTCCTGCACCAAAAATAACCATGTCTTGCTCTTCTTCTGATAAGTCATTGAAAGCATCTACTACATCTATGACATTTTCCTTTATTTGAGTCATTATTGGTTCTAGTTCTGCACCTAATTCAGCTAAAGATTGCTCTAAATCATAATTAGCTTCTGCACTTTCTACAAGTGCTTCATTATTATCTTTATACTGCTCATATACATCTGATAGTCCGGTATTGGCAAGAGTCTGCATTACATAATCAGTTGCTTTGCCGTTTTCTTTTGCAGTCTGCAGCCCTTCATTAAAATCATCTAAATTAATACCTAATCTTGACAGCATTTCATCAAATTGACCAACTGACTGTCCCGATCCAATAGTTTCCTGGATTGATTCAGATAAATTTTCAAACTTCAATGTGTCTGGGAACTGTATAACAGCACCAGCTATATCATCAATAACACTTGATAATTGTTCATCTCTGAAACCTGCAGCTAACAAACTGGATAATCCCTCAACGTTAGAATCTAATTCGCCAGTAACGGCGTTAAGATCTGACATATATCCGTGCATTTCATCAATACTTACATTTGCAGTTCGAGCGTTATTTTCAAGAGTCGAAACTTCTTTTCTAAAATCTCTTGTTCCTTCTGTAAGCGCAAAAAAGGCAGCTGTAATAGGTAAAGTGACATGAGTATTAAGGTTATCTCCGATTCCCTTCATTCTATTCCCGAACTTTTCCATGCCGTCTGCAG